GCATGCTACCCGAAGCAACAAAAAGTAAAATGATATCTCAAATAGAAGACTCTATGAAAGCTATGGAAGTTGATGGCGGTGATTATCAAAACTTTAGAAGATATTTACAAGACCAATATGGTTTTGCAGACCCTACTGGTATTGCCAGTGGGCCTGGAATAGACAGGTTTCCAAATTTCCCTGCAGGAACAGGATTGGAAGCACTTCAAAAAGGCATCGATAAAGGGCAGATTAAAACAATGAAAGCAGATGATTTAATGAAAGCTTTAAAAAACATTGAAGACAGAGAGTCTGGCGCAAATGTAATACCATTTAAACCAAGAGAGAAAAAGGCTTACGGTGGTATATCAGGATTGCTTAAAAATTTGTTAATGAAAGGCGGCATGAAAGCAGCTGATAAAATTGCAGATAAAAAACAAATACAAAATGTAATTAGAAATCCAAACACAGACCTGGAAAGAATTTATAAAGACAGAATTTTTGTAACAGATCAAGATATAGATCAATTAAATGATAATGATCATTATAATATTAATAAGGATCAGTACAAAACAAATGATTCTTACAATAATGAGTATATT